ATGGATTTCATAATTTTTTTACCTTTTTTGTTTAATGGCATTAATTATCCTCCACTACAACAGCTGCTTGTTGCACTCCAGTCTTTGCAAGACTAACTCCAGCACGTAATTTAGCTAATTCTTCGTTTTGATCCATTTTATCTTCAGCTAACTCTCTAGCTTGCATTAATTTTGCTCTATTTAAGTCTTGATTTGCTTGATCAGCGTCTTTTTTACGTTGATTTTCCATCGCTCGAAGGTCAACTTCACGTGATTTTAGTTTTAAAAGCGGATCTGCATCAAATTGTGATGTAATTTCTTTTTCTTCTTTAGCAAAATCACCTGTTAACTCTGCAATCAACACAGATTTTCTAGCTTCTAGGTCTTGAGAAATTTTTTGTAGCTGTTGTTGAGCTTGTGGGTCTTGTTGTGCCATCATTTGCATCTGTTGTGCTTGTGCTAAGACATCTGCAAACTCTAATTCTACCTGTTCTTGTGCCATTAGACTAATATGTTCTAAAATATTTTTCTGCATGGCAGCCATAATTGGTGGATTGTTTCTAACCATGTTAGTTGACATAAAATTTAAGTGAGCTGTGACGTGTGCTCGGTGATCTTGACCACGAAAAGCTTGAAAAGGTTTACCACCTAATGCATTAATATGTTCTAACGCAGGATCCATCGGCTGCATTGGCACCGGTGGAGGTAAAACAGCATCTATATTTTTAATACCAAGTGCTTCATACATCTGTCTGTATGCAAAATACAAATTATGTAGCTGAGGATTTGATGTTGCAAGTTGTAACTCTGTTTGTGCCATCGTAATTCTTTGTGCCATTGAAAATATATTTGGATCTGCAACAGGTAAAATATCTACCCTCTCATCAAAATCTGCCTGTTTGATTTCTCTTGTAGCACCAACAACATCATATGGGTAAACTGGTGGTAGATATGTTTTAAATACTTTTGCAAGTAATTTAAATTCTGTTCTCATTGCAGAGTATAATCTTTTGTGAATAGCTGACATAACTCTTGAACCACGTTCTAATAATGCAACTGTTGTTCCAACAGCAGCAGCTTGATTACCATCTCCTACTTGCATATCAGCGATAGCTGCAAATCTTTGTCCTGCACCAACTACAACACCCATTAATTGTAATAATGTTGGTGATGGTTCCTTGTATGGTAAAGGCATAAATGCATCTCTAAGATTACCACCAGGTGCATCCACATCTCTAAACTCACCTGGTTGTAACGGTGATGCTTCATCTCTAACTCTAATACCTCTTTGTTTAAATCCTGCTGGCAGGTTTGATAATGTACCTGCATCTAACAATTGACGGAGAGCAGCCGTTGCGGTTCTGCTCAATCCGCCAATCATGTGAATTAATCCAAAGCCATAAAATCCTAAACCCGGTAAGAATTTAAAGTGGACAAAATAGTGGATCTTATTTCTCTTTGGATCAGTTGGTTCATAGTTACGTCTAATAGATAGAACTTGTTGACTAGCTTCTTCGACAGTAACCACGTACGGTAATTTAATTCCTGTTGGGTTTAACTCATCATCTTTATCTTCAAAACCCTCTAAGTCTAAATTTACATGACACTCTAACAAAGTATAAATATCTTCTTGTTTTCCAGTTTTTTTAGTTCCAGAAAGTTCTCTCTCTTTTTTAGTTAACTCATCGTTTTGATTTACACCTGGTGGTCCAATTTCTACATCAGAATAAAAACCGCCTACTTGTTGTTTTCGTAAATCGTTTTCAGAAATTTTTATTGTGTGGATAATTGATTCCGCATCGTCTAATGAGGTAGCCGTATACGGAACAATTAAATCCTCTGCGGGTATAAATTTACTTACCGCTCTTCCCAACAAATCATCGTAATAAACTTTTTTAAATGTAGAACCAGCAAGTGGTAAATGAAATAACATTTGATCAAACTCAGGTTCATACTCTTCCATCTTCTCCATTAACTCGTAGTTCATGTAATCTTTTACACGTTGTGATTGTGATTCTTTAGCTGGATCAGGTTTACCAACTATCTGTGTTCGGACTGGTCCTTCTGCTGGTAATAATTCTTTGTAAGCTCCTGCTTGAAACTGTGTTACTGCTTCTGCAAGAACAGGGTGTGTTGCACCAGATGCACCTTGAAACGGCTCTGTTCTGTTTTCATATTTAAATCCTAAAAGATCTAAACCTTGTATGTAAGATTGTTCCCAATCTTTTCTTGATGTTTTATATTCTTTGTAATTACCAACTAGTTCTAGACCGATTGGTTTTAAAACATCTTCTGGTAATAATTCTGCTAGATTATCAAAGTGTCCTGGTTGACCTTCGATGTTTACTTTGCTTGGATCAAAATTTACTTCAACGCTTCCATCTTCATTTGGTGTGACCTCGACTCCAGGATCTTGAGCCTCTATGGCTTTCTCCTGTTCGATTTCTATTTCTTCTTGAGGATCAACCTCGATTGATGTTTTTACGTTTGGTAACGTTTTGTCTATATCTGCCATTTATATTCTCCGGGTTTGTTATCTTAACCTGTTTTAAGGGAACATTCAACCCTTGTGGGTTTGGCCCTCTTTTAGGTGGTACTGTTCTAGTTAGTCTTTTAATCATTTGTTTCTTTTAACTTCATCTAAAAATGGAAAAGCATCACTTTCATCTAGTGGATTCATTGTGTCAGGACCTGTGCCTTCATCTAACTCCACATCATTATAATATCTAAAATTCTCTGCTGCCTCTTTCTTTTGTTTTTTAGTAAGACCTAATCCTAATTCTTCTAACGCTTCAACTACAGCATCTGCTTCTTCTTTAATATCTAAATTTATAGCAGAGTCAAAGTTTGTATCTTCAGGTCCCATACTTTCAACATCAACTGTTTTATACTCAAACTCTGGCGCCTCAACCTCTACATCATATTTTTCTACCGATTGTGGAAACTCAGGATCAGATAAGAAATTTTGTTTTCCTGATTGACCAGGCCTATAAGTTATGGTGACTGGAATATCCATATCATAATAACTTGTCGTCCAGTCTAGTGTAATCTCACCATATTGACTTCCAAAGCCTTGATCGTTTTTACTCATCAATACTTTTTTCTTACCTAGTTTTGTATCAAGAGTTATCTCAAAAAAATCTGGCTCTATGCCTTTTATATCTCCCCTAGATTTTAAAATACCTTTTCTCTCAATGGCATACACTGCATCTTTAAACCATGCAGGCATACCTTGAACAGTATTATCCATTACAGGTGCTGTTCTTGCAACCTTAGCAACTTTTGGTGCTACGTCCATGAGACCAAGCATCTTTGCTAAAACAACAGTTGCACCTGCACCTGTTGCTTGTAAAAACTCTCGTCTGTTCATTCCTCGTTGTTCTAATACTTCGTCAATTTCTTTTTCTAATATTTTTTGTGTGGATTTATCATTTGGTAAATTTCTAGCTTTTGCAAATGAGTTTAATAATTTAAGACCCGGGAATATCGGAGCAGTGACCTCGGCTCCAAGACCAATAGTATCTGCAAAAACTTTTGGACCAGCAGTTGATCCTCGATCTATTTGTTTCTGTTCCTCTTTTTCAATCAAACTAGCAAGACCAACTTTTTTCTCTAACGTCGTTGGTGTTATGTTTTGTAAAAACTCTGAGAATATTCCTGTGCCTTTGATATTAGATGGTAAAATCTCATCATAGTCTTGCACGTATCTTGAGTCTGGGTTATCCCTAACTTTAAATACACCTTTTTGCATTGCATCAGCTATTAGTTGTCCTGTTGCAGGAAGAATTTTTGCACCAAACTCGCCAATACGAAGACCTGATCGAACTAAGACATCTGCGTAGTATGGATAGTTTCTAGGGTCTATAATATCATTAAATATTTCTATTGGATTACTTGTTTTTTTGTATGTTGATATTTCTGGAATTTCAGTATCTGGATTAGTAAAAAAATACTCTAGCTCTGTTGCAAAGTCCACATCAGCTCCTGCTGCACCACCGTTGCCAAAGTTAGCTCTTGGTAATGGAGTAATCTCAACACCGCCACCCGATGCTTTTTTTATTTTCCCCATACTAATTTTTTTACTAGACAGTTCCTCAACAAGAGATTCTATGTCTTCTTTAGGCACTTTAGCTTCTTGATAAAAATATTGTAAATAATCAATCATTTGATTTTTCATATTTTCTATGTAAAGTTCTTGTTGTCCTTCTGTTAAATCATCAAAAGTTTTAGCATCAGGATTTATTTCTAAAATTCTTCCAACAGAAACGGATGGATCTATGTTAGACATGTCTATATTTAATATACCACTTTTATATGTTTTACTGTTTTCTGGTAAAGTTAGTTTAAAATCTGGAATTCTATTTTTTTGATCTGTTATAAATTTATTTTCTTTTTGAATTTGTAATATTTTTATTCTAGCAGTTTTATTTAATTCATTTAATTCATTAACTAAAATATTTAATTCATTATCTTTTTCACTAGTTCTTTTTTTACCTATATATGATTCCATTTTAGATAAAATAGGTTGTCTTTTTTGTTCAACTGCTGTTTCTACTTGTCCATATTTTTGAAGAACATCTTTATTTAATCTAGGGTCTTGATATACATGAGTTGAAATGTCATTTGCATTTGAGTTTTTGTATAGTTTTTTAAATTTAAGTTGATTTGTTATGGCTTCAGCATGACCAATTTCTTCACCTGCATTTTTAATAAATTGATCACCTAAAATATTTTTACTTGTTTCGTTAACAGAAGACATTACTCTTTTTCTTGTATTAAAAAGATCTATATCTTTTTGTTCAAATTCTCTTCGTATTTTATTTTGCACCCTGCCTGTACCTGCTATTGGTTTTGATAAATTATATTTAGTTAATGCGTTTAATGTTTCTTCTAAAGGGTATAAAATTTCTTTACCAAAACCTTTTTTTGTTTCTACATTAAATTTTTTCTTAGCAGCTCTTAGTTTAGTTTGAAAAAAATCTTGCTCCCCTTTATTTGGAAGGTTAACACCCGCTATTTCTGCAATATCTTTGTAGTTAACAAATCTATTTTTGTTTTTATTATAATCAACAAATCTTTCTTTTGTTCTATCAATTAAATATGTTTCATTTCCTTTCATATTATCCGTTAACTCAACTACTGAAAGTTTATCTTCATCTTGTTTTAAAAATATATTTTGAATAGTTTTGTTTCCAGCTCTTTCTTGTTTTATTCCATGTTTATTTAAAAGAGAATTAATTCTAACTCTTTCTATTTCTAAATCATTTGCTAACGCTTGTGCATTTCCTCCATATGTATTATCAATTAAGTTTTTAACATCGTCTGCAAGTTTTTTATTTCTAATGTTATCTATTTCTTTTGATCTCTTTTTTCCCCCTGTTCCAGTCATTTTAAGCAACTCATCAACTCTATTAAATTTCTTTTTAACATTTTCTACTTTTTTATTTTCAAAAATTATAGGGAGCTGCTCTGTATCTGCAGGGAAACCTTCTACTACAGGTTTTATGTTTTCACCTGCAGGAAGCTTTTCTGTTGTATCTATTTTAGGTGGCTCTGAATCTCCTGTTGTTGTATCTATTTTAATAGGTGGCTCTATTGGAGAACCTGTAGGTTTGGTTAACTCTCTAATCTTCTCTGCTTCTTTTTCCATCTCAGCTGCATCAGGTGCAATATAACCGGGTATATTTATACCAAATGTTAAAGCCACTGCTTTGAATCTTGGGTCATTTAATATTTCTGGATTATTTTGTATGTAATCTGTAACTTTATTACCAAGTTCTGTAGCTCCTACACCAGCTGTGCTTAAACCAAAAATTTTTGCAAGACCAAAAGATGCAGGGTAAGATAGAGCAGGCAAAGCAAGACCTGCAGCAGCAAAGTTAACTCTCCCACCCTCAGCCATACGACCTTTCATTCGTTCTTCAAACTCAAAGATAGCTTGTGGTATTTTCACCGGAGGTTGTGGTATGCCTTGTGTGCCTTCCTGTATAGTGCCTGAACCAAATTTTTCGTTGAGTTCTTGTAAAACTTTTTCAAGGTCAGGATCTAGCACAGCAAACTTATTACCAAAACTTTTGTCCTCGTCATCAATCAACGTGTTATTTACATAATCAAATACGTAAGCCAACTATGCCTCCTTTTGCAAAATATTTTTTGGCAGCATTTTTTGCATACTCACCAAATTTCATTTTGCCACCTAAACTTTTATAATATTTAAATTGATTATATATATCGTCCTGCATTTCTTTTAAAAATTCGTAAGCTTCTGGAGTATAACCACCATCAAAATAACCAACACGTCCACCCTTTGCGTTTGGTTCTTTGTCTGTAACATCAAAATCAGCAAGTTCAATCTGTTGTTTAAAATCTTTGTTAATATAATCTTGCAATACTTTTTGTTGTTCTTCTGAAGAAAGTGCAAGTATTTTTTCTAACTCTTCGTCACTAACATTAAAATCTTCTTTAAATTTATCTGCGTTTAATCTAAATTTTTTTGTAGGTTTTAGCATTTCGAAATCTAAAGTGTCATCATCGTAGACAGTTATCTTTTGATCATCTGGTAAATCGCCACCTAATTCTTTAAACACATTTTCGTTCTTAGCAAGATCTGGGTTATCTTCTAATTCTTTTACAAAATTTGGAAAATTTTCTTGAACGTATGCATCGTCAGGGTTTGCTTTAATTGTATTTTTTAATCGTTGGATTAAAAATTCTGCTTTAGTAAATTGACCTTTGCCTGCTTTTTTAGTTTTAATTAGATCTTCTTTAGGTTGTGTTCCACCCATTATTGGTTTTTTTGGATCAAGAACATTTCCTTCCATATCTAAAACATTACTTGGTTTTTTGCCATCCTCAATAATGCTTTTCTCTAATTTATTTTTCTCACCTGTTATTTTTCTGTACACCTGAAGGTTATAATAAATATTATCTTTTTGAGTTTGTGTTAATCTAATATCAGGGTTTGCTTTTAAAAATTCTATAGTTTTATTAAACTCATTTGAAAGATCTTTTTCATAATCAGACATAAGTTTAAATCTCTTGTCTTTACCTACGCTTGCAATAGAAAATGGTTGAAATTGACTAGCATCTGTTAGTCTAGAGTTTACAATCATAAGACTACCACGTTGTTCTTTTGTTAATTGTTTACCTAAAAATTCTACACCTTCTTGACTACTGGCTATACCACCTTTAGGTGTAGGCCCTTTTGTCATTAACTCTTGCAATAATTTTATTATATCATCCATTAATAATACACTCTCTTAGGTTTTGCTGTAGCCTCCTCAACATAATCTTCTGGGTGTTGTAAGAAACCACCTTGTCTAAATCGCATGAGAGCTTGTGTAGTAGAATCGACAAGGTCATCATGATCGCCATAGGGAAACGCTGCGCACTCCTCAATGACTTCATCCGCGAACTTTTGTTCCGGTGCATATATCATACCAGATTCAAACAGAGGTGCAACAGAATTGACACGAGCGTGCTTGTCGTTGCCTTTGCTAGGTGTAAAGTTTGTAACCGGTATGTTCATCTTTCTTAGCTCGTATGTTAGTGGTAGACCACTTGCTTTAGATTCAACTATGACTGTCTCAGGTTTCCAATACTCGTATTGTTCAAGAGCCAAGCGCCTTAGCTCAGGAAACTCGTACCTACCTTTGATAGCATCAACTAATATTAAACAAGCTCCACTATCTTCACTAGGATAAAACACACCCCATGTTGTAATAGCAGAGTAATCTGCTGTTTCTTTTTTTAAGAAAGCTGTATCGTAAGATTGTATAACATGATGTAGTTGTGGTATCTCTTCACCTTTGTAAGTTCGCCACCACTCACGTTTTAATATTGCACCTTCTTCTGCTGTAGGATTTTGCATCCACTGTGCATTCCATTTACCCGTGGGCAGTGTTGCTTGAACCTTCTCTAGCTCGTCTAGTTTCCAATACTCCGGCCATACAGGTTTTTGGTTCTTTGATCCGTGTTCCATGATTGCCGGAAACTCGACCACGTGCCACTGATCAGCTTTAGGTTCACTCTGGTTCTTGACCAACATACCTGTTAAATCTTTTGTAGTCCAACGAGTCATGACTAAAACAATCTTGCCGCCTGGTTGTAAACGCTGCCTCGGACCTGATGTGTACCACTCGTAAGCAGACTCCATGGCTGTAGGGGACAATGCATCTTGTTCAGAATGTGGGTCGTCAATGATCAGTAGGTCCGCTCCTCTACCTGTTATTGCACCACCAACACCAGCTGCGAAGTATTCACCGCCCTGTGCTGTTTCCCAACGTCCTGCTGCTTTACTATCTTCTTGTAATCTTGTTTTAAAAATTTTACCGTAGTCTTCTCTATCAATTAAATTTTTTGCCTTACGTCCAAATCTTATTGCGAGCTCTGCCGTGTGCGTTGCTTGAATAATCTTTAATTTTGGATCACGGCCCACCATCCATGCTGGTAGCAAGTATGATGCAAATTCTGATTTTGTATGCCTAGGAGGCATATTAATGATCAATCGGTTTATTTCACCCGTTGCTAATTTATTAAATTTATCTGCGATGTGTCTGTGGTGGGACCCCTCTACAAAGTCGGGCCATACACATTTGACAAAAGACAAGAAATCATCTTTAGCTTTATTCTGTATCTTTTTTTCTGCAAGCAGAAGTTGCATCTGCTTGAAGGTCTTACGAACATCTGCAGGTAATTTTTCTATATTTACCTTATTCAAGTCCATGGTACCAATATGTTTTCAGTATACACGAATGTGTAAAACTTGCAATACAACCTAAAGTAGTGGGACCCCTTTTTGCAAAAAGGGGGGATAGGGTCAAAAAAAGTTTGGATTTTTGGATTTGGTCTGGGACCCCTGGCGCGTTAGCGCCAGGGGGAGAGAGTTAATAAGCCCAATATTTTTGGGCTTGTTTTTTTATTAGGATTGCGGGACCTACAACAAAGTCTTTACGTCCTGTAACATAGTTATCGTTATCGAACGTTGCTCTCCATAATGCCGTTGCCTCTGGGTTTAAAGGTAAGCCCATTAACTTACCCTCTTCATTGATAATAAGATAGTCACCATTAGGAAATTGAATTCCCTCAACGTAACCACCTACGAACTCTTGAGCCGCTTTTAAATCTGGCTCGTCTTTTGAGTCTTCAATGATTTTAAACTCAGATGCTTTTGTGTTTATATCTTTCGTCATATCCTGGATCATATGGGATAAATCAAGCATTGTCAACAATCTTTATTCTTGTTTTTGTCCACGAATAATTACCCCAATTACTTTGAATGGTTTCTTTAACAGGGTCCTCGATCGGTGTTTCAAGAGCCTCTGGTCTTGGGTGTAATCTAATAAACTCCTCTATATGTTTGTGAATAAAGTTATGCATACAAGTTTGGTCACAAAAGTATTTCCACAATCCTTGTGGATAATTGCCACTAACATTGATCTTAATTGTTCTTAAAACCTTAGAACCTTTAACACCACGAACTCTTGTGGTTGTTTCTCGTTTATGGCAACTTGGACCATGGCACCAATTATAATCACTCATGTCGGTTCCTATTCTCTTCAAGGCTTGGTAGACCAGACCAAAAGATAACTAGTCCACCAAACAAAATTAATACACCTAACATTCTATGTTCGCCAGAATGTATAAAAGTTATGAAACCCAACATCACTAGAGCCATACCAATTATTGATTTAAGAATTATTGCCATTACGTACATTAATGCCTCACTTTCCAACTTGTAGTTGCTGTTCTATATCCATGACTATCTAAGTCATAATAAACATAATAAGGGACACCTTGTTT